GTTTGCCACAGCAATCTCTTTCTCTCTCTTGTAGCAATCGTCTAGCACCTCAGTCCGCTTCGCCTTCCACGCCTTGTACTTTTCACAGGAGCCGGCGCAGGCAGGATATCTGTCAGGACAGTCCTTACAAGGAGCCTTTCCTGCCACCTTGTCTGCTGCAGCTCCAAAATACGCGTTTCTCGGCAAAGGAGTTATTCTATTGCTCATTTGCCCCTCCTTCCGTATCGCACTTCTTTGAGATAGGGATAGCGCTCTGCGTGCGGAATCGCTGTAGCCTTGCCCTTGCAGATCTGTACAAAGGCTCTCTGCATGTGCTCTTGTTTCACATCACACAGAGGATCTCGCGGATCAATGGCCGGAGCATATTCTCTTCTGCGCTCATCCCAATTGTTCGTCAGGCGCATGATTCTGTCGTATCCCCATCCCAGCTCCTCACGCAGCGTGATCTGGAGTGTGTCGATCATAAACTGCCTGGTAGTAAGCTGGATCTTGATAGACAAGTCTTCTTTGTCTGCAGCTTGCCTCATGAGGAATCCAGACTGCTTACTCATGCTTCCCCCTCCGTTTCTTCTGTGACAGGCATACACCGTCTACCTGTACTCGCCTCTTGCCGGTGTCTAGCAGGTGGTTGCAGAAGCACAACCCATTCTCGCTTCTGGTTTGGCCGCGCCAGTAGATGCACTTCTTGCACTGCTTCACATCTGCCAGATAGTCCTCTTTCACTCTAGGACGATTAGGAGGCAGTTTTAATTTCTGTCTCCAGTGGGCAACAGTTCTCTCGTCCACACAGAAAACAGCGGCTATCTGTTTATCTGTCTTGCCCTCATCGTATAATCGTATCGCCGCATCAGGATCAAGCCTTGAAAATATCGGCGCACAAAAATAAGCCATTGTTCTTCTCCTTTTTCATATCCCTGCGTCTCCATACCAGTCGATCTCCGCATCAGTTCCCTCGACAAGCTCTTCGACCGTTGTTCCCAGGTAATAAGCGCAGGCCATATAATAAGCTCTATGGTGTTTATGCTTGTGGGTATAAAAGAATCGTTGTGGGTTGATTTCCGTTTCTACACAAAACTGTGTAAGGGTGACACCGCGCTCTTTCAGTCGCTGCTTCATCCTGTCTTTAAACGGGATCACGCGTCCTCCTTGTTGCACCCATCAACACAGCCACAACACGGCTGCTCTGTTGGCAGCTCATCCCAATAGGCGCAGAACTCGCAGAATTCACAAAGATCAGGTTTCATGTGGCCTCCTTCTGCGCACTAGGCAGCGGCATCCAATGCGTTACAGACTCGTCATCGAACTTGTTTGCTTTCAGCAAAAACAACTCCGTCCAAACATATTTGCCGTCAGAAACAATAAACGTATATCCTCTGTCCGTTGCAAATTCCTCCAATGGTTCGTTATCGTTAATAACAGGCAGAGCATCCTCCACGCTGATCCACTGCGGCTGCTCCCTCAGAGCGGCGATTGCCATGCCCAGAGCAACTTCTACATCGTCCAGTCCGGCATCAAACACAACAGCGCAGGTATCTCCGTCAACTTCTCCCGTAGAACACGGATATTCTTCGAGAATTTTGATAGCTTCTTCCCTCGTCACTTGCCGTCACCTCCGAGCGTAGCAAACTCAAATTCTTTTTTCTCTAAACGCTTTTGAATTAATAGATAAATCTCTTCTATCATCTCCAGATCAACAGGCAATTCATTGCCATGAATACTGGTCCCATGAAACAGAATAATGTGTGCCTCTTCCGGCTCATCAATTCCGTTTATAAAATTGTTAAATCTTAAAAAGCTATGGAATTTATCCATACTTCGTTTTGCCTTTTCTCGACCACCGTTTTTCTCAAAAGAAATGGTATCATTTAAAATTCGAAGCGTTGTATTTAGTTTTCTGATTTCTTCATCCAATTCTTTTGCCCTTCGAAGTTCTTCCCTCGTCACTTGCCGTCACCTCTGATCTTCACAAAATAGAATAGGGTTGCTCATACGTGTACAGCTTGGGTTGTCGCAATCTTCACACGGAGCGTATACTCTGAACTTTAAGTGAAAGTTCCACGCTCGTCTTACTCGTCTGTAACTGCAACCCTTGTAACCACTAAAGCGCATCATAGCTTTAATTTCTCTATGACGTTGCTTCTGGTATCGGTTCACTTGCCGTCACCTGCCCTTCTGTACTCCGTCAGTTCTCGTCCGCACTCCGGGCAGAACTTAGGCTCATAGCTTCCAATAATACCCCATCTTTCTCCAAGCCATGCCTCCACCACCAACATAACCGGCTTTCTTGCTCCAGAGCGCATCATCAGTCTGAAATTAGATGCACAGTCACCGACTCCTTGATAAGAGAGGTCGGTGTCATCCGTCAAATCAGGGTCAACTCTTGCGTTGGTACACATATAACACGGTTTCAATTCAGCCATTGCCGTCAGCCTCCTTTACATAGACATCGCTATCAAGGCAATGACCATCTGAATTGGCACTAGCCAGAATTTGTTGCGATACACAACGTGGTACACGCAAAAAATCTGAATGAAACACAGGGCCAATTTAAACAGAAACTTAAAATCCATCATCCCTCATCGTCCTACCTTTAAAAAGATTTCATTCATCCGTTCAAGCTGTTGACGAATTTTGCGTAACTCTTCTTTGCCGCTCATATCCTTAAACACTAGAAAGATGACCAAAATCGTGTTCATGGTACTAAGCATGGTCACAACGCCATCCATCAGCCATCACCCTTCCTCTCGCCGTAGGAGCAGAAATCCGTCTGTTTTGCAATGTTATCCAGTCCGTCAGGATTTTCGCACCATCCATCTTCGTCAATGGCTTCTGTTGCCCAATGCTTGCAATCCTTACACCGCACCACAGGAACAGCATCAATGGTCGGCGCAAAGTCCACTTCTTGTTGCGCAATTATTATGCCAGTCAGCCAGTCTTCACCCTCGTGCTGATAATCAGGTTCGCTTGCGATTTCTTCGAGTTTATTGGAAATCGCATCCAAATCACCAAGCCGCATATCATTCACCGTCCCCTTTTGACGATGTTGCCATGCCTATCGCAGTCATGCCACGTCTCACCATCGAAGCACCGCCAACCGTTGCCACAAGCCACGGGATACGCCTTGCCAATGATCACAGGTTCAAGTCTCTTCCACATATCATTCACCGTCCATTCTTTTGACAGGAGCATTTTCAAGGGCAATCAAAATCTCTTTGATTACATCCTCCTTGCTCCATGTCAGCATGGAGCCATAATGTTTCACCACATAAACGGCAAAACTTTTGTCGATGTATTCAATTGTTCTAGGCATATCATTCACCGTCCATTCTTGCTCCGCAGTTGGGGCAGTAATGTTGACAAACAAGACCAATGTTTAAGCTCTCTACTTCAAAGTTACAGACCGAACACCTTACTCCGTATTCGTCCCAGCCAATATCTGCTTCGTGGTACGGAACCCACCGCCCATGCACCACAGGGGCCACGTCTGCGGCAGGCTGATTGCAGATAAGAAACTCAACCCCATAAGGGTATTGATACTGTCGAACCGCTTCTATCAACGCTTCTCTCTCGATATACTCAGCCATGAAACAGCCACCTCCAGCTATAACCCAAGAGACCTCCAAGAATCAGGCCGATCACATAGTAAATAGACTCGTTAGTCATCCATTGCCCTCCAAAAGCTCTACTTTCTCCGCCGGTACACGAAAACTACTGTTGCCCTGCAGTAACACGACAGATGTCCGGCGTTTTCTGTCGTTGTCAAACCACAGAACGTATTCAAGGATGCGGTCGAACTGCCGGCCATCGTATTGCACCGGCAGCCGCCGCTTCATAGCATCGACAATCTGGTCACTGTTCACGGCCAGCCTCCCATTCGCGGTAGATCTGGAACCAGTCCTCAGCTCGCATCATTACCAGCCAGCCGTGATCGTTCTTCCGCCAGGCCACGATGGGGAGCTGACCTTTGCCAGCCTCCCTTGCATCGTGAGTTGCCTGAGTCATATAGTCCCACGGCAAAAGCCGTTCTGTCCGCTTCACCTCAATGTGGATACCAGGCAGGCCCTCAACGTCTCCTGCGTCTCCGGTATTTCCACGGTACTGGGCAGTACGGTGGCAGTCGTAGCCTTGCTCTCTGCAAAGCGCAGCCCACTCTCGTTCGCCACGCTTGCCCTTGTCTCTGCTTGCTTTCCCCATACACGGGATACCTCCTTAGAACGGCAGCTCGCCATCTTCCTCAGTGATCTCCGCAAACTTGGGAGCATGAACAGGCTCTGCATAGCTCATGTCTGGAGCGTTGCAGCCCTCTGCAGGTCTGCTGTCAGCGAAGTACACATTGTCAGCCAGGATCTCAGCGCTGCGGCGCTTCTGGCCGTCCTTCATCCATTCGCGGATCTGCAGCCGGCCTTCCGCCACGACCATGCGGCCCTTTCCGAAATACTTGCTCACGAACTCCGCCGTGTTCCGCCAGGCGACCACGTCAATGAAGTCAGTCGCCTTCTCTCCGCTCTGCTTGTCCTTGAAATCTCGATCACATGCCAGAGAGAAACTGGTCACAGGTGTTCCGTTGCCGGTTCTACGAAGCTCAGGATCTTTGGTCATACGGCCCATAACGATACATTTGTTCAGCATAATAATTCTCCTTACATATTCCGCAGTCTCTTGACTGCAATATTTCTTCTGTAGCTCTCGCCGTTGTTCTTCAACGGTCTGCACATCTCCAGAACACGGTCATAGGATCTGAAGCCGATCACGTCCTCCAGGCCGGCCATGTCCTTTGTATTTGTGGTGATCACCAACGGCAGGTGGTTCTTGTACCTGGCATTGATGATCTGATAGAACTTCTCCTGCACCCAGGTGCTAGGTTTCTCTGCGCCTGCATCGTCAAGCACAAGCAGATCACACTTACTCAGCGCGTTTATGATCTTGGTCTCGCTGATCCCGTCAGAGTCGTCATTGTATGTGGCCTTGATCTTTGCAAACAGATCCGGCACCTCGATGAACACAGCCGTGTATCCTTTGCCAACCACGCTATGCACCAGAGCAGCTGCCAGGTGGCTCTTGCCGTTACCTGGCGCTCCATAGATGCAAAGGCCTTCCTCAACAGTGTTGTCGAAGCTGTCAGCGTACTGCTTCACGGCCTCATAGCAGTTTTCCGTCTTGGGATCGTGCAGCCAGGTGTCAAAGGATGCTCTGGCAAACCGCTCTCCAAGCGTTGACATTGCCATAATGCGATCAATGCGCTCCTGCTTCTTCCTGGCTTCCTCAGCCTTCTTCTCTGCCTCTTCCAGTTCCACCTCACATGGGCACATCATCACGCCCTTAAACTTAGATCCCATCAGATCAACCACGCGCCAGGGCTTCTCCTTGCCGCACACTGGACAGTATTTCGGCGGAACGCCCAGCTCCGCAGCCGTCCAGTTTCTCATAGGATCAGATAAGGTGCTCGCCAATCCTCTCGTGCTTTCCATCTGCTACACATCCTTTTTTGACTGTCGTCTCCCATGTACGAACAGCAGCCTTCCAGTCCTTCATTTTGTTCTTTCCAACCATCCAGCCATTGGCTGTGTAATGGTTGTACCAACGTTCTGGATCAACGCCCTTATTCCGCTCCCGACAATAGGCTTTTACCTCATCAATGGTTGGAGGGGAGAAGCGCGGATTGCGCTTCTTAATACTCTCTATCTCTATCTCTTTATCTATCTCTTTCTCTGTCTCTATCTCTTGTCGGACATCGGTCGGACAAGGAGCGGACAGAGCGAGGACATTGTCCTCTTTTAGCCGATATTGCCGTTTTTTCTCGGCCCATCGCGTCTCAGATCCAATGAGCGCCTGTACCTCATTCATATAGATCGTGCCCTCGTCCAGCACCTCTACCATTTCAAGCTCCGCGAACAGCTTCATGGCTGCTCTGACGATGTCTACATTGGTATTGGTCACCACAGACAGCATCTCTTCGTTGTATGGGATGGTTTCGGAAAACCGGAGCGCACCCTCGTGATCTACGCTCTCTACCAACAATTTGAGATAGAACAGAATGTAGTCCTTCCCGTTTGGCATGGCCTCGATAATGCGGATATCATGCCGTTTGAAGAAGTCTCGCTTTAGCTTCAGCCAGTAGTATTTTCTCTCAGCCATCAGAGCCCTCCTCCAGGATGTACTTGGCGAAGGCTACGGCTCGTCCCTTCCGATTTCGGCCCCTTGCCATCGTGCGTCTGATACTCACGCCCTGCTCTCTCAGATCAGAGATACGAGCTGCAAGGCGCATGCAGCCAAACTCAGACATAGCTTCAACCGGCGTGATCGATCCGTTCTCTCTGAGATATTCCAGGATCTCTTCACACTGTGTCATTGGTTCCTCCTATAGATAGTTCTTGCCAAACTCACGAATGAAATCTTCTCTCGACCATCCGTATTGCTTCATTGCGCAGAGCTGCGCCTCACTCTTCAAAAGCGCTGCCTCGTATGCGCTCTTGTGTACGCCGTTCAGGTGACAGTCCTCATGACAAAGATGAACCCACAGGCCCAGGCTCTTTGATTTAGATCTGTAAGCTCCGCCAAACACCTCGTGCCGATCCATCTTGCCGCGCCCGTTACAGTCGCACAGCCAGCACTGTGTCTCGCTGTGATCAGGGATAATGCTCGGCGCGTATCCATTCCGATCAAGTCCAGGCACTTAGCAACGCCTCCAATCTGTGGTCAGCTCCGTATTTCCATCTGTAACCGTTAGCGGTTTTCCGATTGCCTGAGCAGCAAGAAGATATGTTTGCGTGGGATCTCGCCCCAACAGCGTGTGCAGCATTTTTAATGCAGTCGTATGTCGCCACATATTCGCCGTCCATCGTATATTGCGAAACAGGAACCCACCGCTTCTTGCCTCTCCGTGCGTGACCGTCCGCATAACCGTTGTTGTATGCAACAGTACACCACTCCAAGTTTTCTACGGCATTGTTCTGCTTGTTTTCGTCCTTGTGATTTACAGAAGGATAATCATGCGGGTTTTCGATAAAAGCCAAGGCCACAAGTCTATGAACGAAGTACTGCCTCATTCGCCCATCTTTACTAAAGCCCACTTTTTCGTATCCGTCTTTGTCCATCGCAGGCTTCAGCACTAAACCTCCCGTTGTTGCTCTGGGCAGGCTCCGCACTCTGCCGAATGTACTGACTTGATACAGGCCCTCATATCCGGGAATGTCTTTCCATATCTCTGTCATTTCCATCCCTCCAACAATGCCGCAAGACGTTCTGGATGCATGGTCTCAATGTCCAGCGATCTTGCATCCTCGATCAGCCGGTCAATTAAGGAGCTCATTTGCCGCGTGTCATAGGCAGAAGATCCGTAGTACAGCACAACGTTTGTGCAGCCTTCGATCTTGCTGGGCATGGTCTC